CCGTAGTCGGCGGGATACACCTGGACGCGCACGAGGCGCGCCTAGAACGGAGGTTCGGCCGGCGGGTCCTCGGGTGCAGGAGCCTCCGCTTCGGGTTCGGGCTCGGGAGTGGGTTCGGACTCCTCGGGCTCGGCGGTCTCCTGGCCCTGGTCCTCGGTGGGTCCGGTGCCGATCCAGTTCCCATCCTCATCGAGGTACTGGGTAGGTGGCTCAGCCTCGGGTCCCGTGCCGACCCAGTTGCCGTATTCATCGAGGTTGGAATCGTAGGGCATGTGCGAACCTTATCCCACCCGGCGTGTGAGACGTGGGAGGTCGGGACTCCACACCATCGTCGGACGTGAGACGCGATATGGGTTGTACGCGTCGAGGAACGCGTCCACGGGTGGAAGCCCAATGCGTCCCTCGGGCAGACTGCGAAAGTCCACGAGCTGCATGTTCATGCCGAGGCGACTGATGGAGGTCGTCTGGATGGGAATGGAGCATGCACCCGTGCCACACGCACCCAGGAACGTCTTCCCAAGTTCCATCGCGGCGTGTCGACCCATGGGCGTCGGGACCCTGCCGAACGCGACCGTCACCGACCAGGTGTCCTGCATCGTGTCGGGCAGGTCCATCCGCTGGCAGCACGGCCAGTACCGAGGCAGGCCCTGGGAGTCCGGGAGACGCACCAGCCATCGCTGCTCATCGACGCGGTAGTCCGCGTTTGGTGTGAGGACGACGCCGTCCACCTTCACCTCGGTGACGGCCGTAAGCGGCCAGTACCCGAGGTCGAGCGCCTGCAGGGTGTCACACCCGCAACCCCACAGCCACGCGCCGGTCGTTCCCCACGCCCATCCATACCAGCCGTACCCGGTCACCCACGGATAGAAGCCCGAGCAGTCCTGTCCGTAGGGTCGGGAGGTCTCGATGCACTCACCCGGAAACTGCATTGCACTCTTGAGGTACAGCCACTCGGTCGCCTGGTCGAGTGCGAACTGGATCTGCAACGGTGACACCTCGTTCGGGTCCACACCGCAGTAGTCCACGAACTCGTCCCACTCGACCCACGGGCTGCACAGACCCGCGAGGGTGACCTGGCTGGTGGGAGGTGTGATGTCCACGGTCGTGGACTCGACCTCGAAGCGTTCGGTCGCGGTGATGGTCTGCGCACCGGTGCCGACCCAGTACACCTCATACTTCCCGGCCTGGGGCAGCGGGATCAGAACGGTGTACACGCCGAGGCTGACGTGGATGACGCTCGCCGAGCCGTCCACCTCGGTGAAGTCGGGAAGACGCCACATCACGGTGACGGTGGCCGGGTCGACGAGTGCGCCGTTAATGCGGAACTCGACCCGGCAGATGCGATCCGAACCTACGACCGGCATGTTCCCATCCTAGTCCTCGCAGCCTTCCTCGAATGTGATCGTGGCCGTTCCCTCACTGCACGACGTCGTCGCGGTCCCATCCTCCCACGTGACGGTCGCCTCACCGTCTTCGAAGGTGACCTCGATGCAGTTCACGGCGTCCAGCAGAGGCATCGCCTCGAAGTGGAAGACGGCCGGTACGAGGTTGACCGTGCCCGGGGGTGGGGCGAGTGACGGGGTGACCTCCGCGATGCGGATGTGCGCACGTCGCTGCTGAATCCACCTGCGTCCGCGAACCACCTCGGGAACCGGCGACACCTGGGGTGCAAGTTCCTGCGCCGTGAAGGTGAAGACCGCGGGAACGAGGTCGACGACGGTCGCTTGCGGACGCGGCGGTGTGTAGGCGACGCGAACCCGGGAGCGAAGCGGCGGACGCAGCCGACGGCGAACGTCGATGATTGGTGTGTCCTGCGCCTCGAGCGGCGGAGGCATGATGATCTGCCGACGACGCGGGAGGATCTGCTGCTTGCGGCGCTGGCTGGGCGCGGGTTCGGTGACGGTCGGAACGAGGACGCTCGCCGTGAAGGTGAACGTGACCGGGACCAGGTCACTGGGCAGGACGTCGCGGCCGACGAAGTTGACCGCGTGTATGCCACGATCGCGCGGTGGCACACGCCGGCGGTACTGCGGTGACGTAGGTGGTAGCGGTGCCTCAAGGAGTGACGGAGGCGCGTCCCAGACCTGCGCCCGACGCACACGCTGCACGGTACGCGGATTGCGTCCGGTAACCTCGGTGAGCTCGATGACGACCGGCGTCGGCGCGGTTGTGATGCGGCGTTCACGCGGGAACGGAGGTGTGATGCGCCTGCGCGGAATCGCCTGCGTGGCGATCGTCGTTACCTGCGGCGCCAGCGGTGATGCTGTGAAGGTGAACGTGGCCGGGACTAGGTCGACGGTGACGCGCGGGACGGGGATGTTCCCGCCGGCGCGACGCTTGGGCCGCGGCGGAATGAGGTTGCGTCGGATCGCCTGCGGCGGGGCGACGGGTTGGTCGGGTGTTGGCGCGAGCCAGACCTTCGTGTGACGTGGGAACGGAGGCTGCACACGCTTGCGCGGTGTGACCTCCGTTCCGATCGCGACCACCTGCGGCACGAGGACGGATGCGGTGAAGGTGAACGTCGCGGGAACGAGGTTGGACTCCGCGGGTGGCACCGCCGGGTAGAAGGGTGCACCCTGGGCGCGCCGCTGCCGGCGCGGCGGCATGACCGGCTTACGGGTCGCCTCCGGGAGGGTGAACGCCTCAGTGCTCGCGGGTGGTGCCCAAATCTTCGTGTGACGCGGTCGCGGCTGGATGCTGTTGCGCCGTGGAATGACCTCGGTCGCAACGGTCGTGACCTGCGGGCTGAGCGGCTGCGCGGTGAACGTGAACGTCGCGGGAACGAGCGAGACGTACGTCGGGAACTGGGAGAAGGTGACGCCGCCGCGCGCGGGTCGCGGGGGAACCCGCCGGGGCTGACGTACCAGCGGCGGAGGAACGGGCGTCGTCTGCGGAAGCGGCGCGTCATACACCCGCGCCTTCCGACGGTTCGCCGGCTGCTTCTTACGATGCTCCCGGTACGGGTCGGGAACGAAGACGGACTCGGGCGGAGGTGTGACGACCTCCCACGGCGGTTCCCACACCCTGCCGCGTCGGGCCATGCCACGCTGCGCACCACGTGATGCACGACTCTGAACGATGGGGGTGAAGAGAGGAGGTGACTCGACCTCGAGGATGTGAATCGAGGCGGGTGTCCAGACGGGCAGAAGCTGGATGGCCTCGCGGTACTCGCCTGGGAGGAGGACGACGTTGGTGCCTAGCACGCCGTCACCTCACTTGGTGGGGGGTCTGCTCCCTGCCTCGTCCGGGTGTGCCGCGTGATCGCCCGACGACGTGTGCGTCGCGCGCCGTACCACCTGCGCCGAAGTGGCAGAGCCAGGTAGTACCGGCAGGGGACGTTCGGCCGCGGCGGAACGTGCGTCATCGCCGCGGGCCTCGGGTGCTGAGGCACGAAGCCTCCGCGCGTGGGTCGCGGAATCACAGCCCACCCCTACGAATGAGTGCCTGCACGACCCCGTCTAGGTTGCGGGACAGCACGGAGATCGTCTGCCCCTCCGCGGGTGGAGAACAAGGTGTGAGAGTCACGGGTGCGGTGCCCGTCAACGTCGTACCTGTGTTGGTCAGTGTAAGCGATGGCCCAACATCGGGGTAGGAGTCGAGGTCTGCACCCTCGAGCCCGAAAAAGAATGTCGGCGTGCCGCCGTCGGTGAGTGGACACAGATCGCCTGTGCGGAGCTCGTTCATTTCCGCTTCGGTCAACTGCCACGGAACGACGAACGGGGCGAAGATCGAGCCGGGGAACGAACCGGTTGTGTTGCCCGTCCATTCCGTGAACGGGCCGGGGTCGGCTTCGTTGTGATTGCCAACACAGACGGCGGTGCCGCCGGTCATGCGGGAGCCGCCGCCTGTGCCAAGCGCGTTATGGGTCTGTTCGACTACCGCGCTGCCGACGGTGCCTATCCAAATTTTGTAGTTCGCCTCGACCGTGCCACCATCGCCGACGCCACAAACGAACGTCCACGTGCTGTTAGAGAAAGCGAACTGGTCGCTGATCGTCCCGCAATGCCCGCCGCCCGTGTAGCCCTGACCAAAGTAGATACCGTTTGTGCCGCCACGCGTGCCGAGCATCTGAATTGAGTTAGTGCCGTCGGCGATTTCGATGATCCCCTGAAACGCTGACGTGTCCCCGGTCGTCTTGATCCAACAGCCCATCGAGAATCCGCCGCTGTTTATGGCGGTGACGGTGGCGCCGTCGAGCCGGTCGGAGTCGCCGCCGGTGAATGTGCGAGTGCGGGTGTCGCCGCCAAACCACTTGTCGAGCAGGTACGACTCGACCAGGTCGATGTCGTCCGAGTCGAGCGCCGTGTCATAGATGATGACTTCGCCGACGTAGGAGCCGGGCATGTTGCCGAGGCCGTTCTCGGACCCGGCACGACGACCGAGGTTCGTTGGCGCTGTCATACCTTCGGACCCGACGTCTACGCCGGTGAACGCGGCCGCACCGTTCAGCCGAGTGTGGGACGACGCGCCGTCAAACACGACCGTTGTGTAGTACGGGATGTCTGCGTCTACCTCGTAGGCAGCACCGGGAAACGGCGGAGAGGCGGTGCCGAGGACGAAGATCGACCCGCCGTTGACTGGGTGATAAACGATCCCACGGTCGTTTGCGCCGCGCATGATGTCCTCGACGCCAGCGGACATCGACGCGAAGTAGATGATCATAAACAGGGTGTACGGCTGAGAGATGGCGAACGTCAGGCTACGCAACCCGAGGCCCGGACCAGGCCATATCGCCACACCACGACCGTTCAGCGTTGCTGGCGCGTAGTCAGGCCCGGCGCCGCCGCCGAGCACGATCTGGTTGAAGCCACTACCCGACTTGTCCACGGCACCTGTGATCTCGTCGCTGACGATCGTGAGGGAAGCCACGTCATCGAAGTCGAGCCACAACTTGCAACCGTCGATCGCCCCGGTCGGGTCGACCGTAGGAGCGAAGCCGATCATCCCACCGGCAGCGTCGATGCCCGGCGACCATGTGACGGACGCCGAGCCGGTCGCCCCGACCCCGAAGGTCTTAGAGGAGACAAGGATGCGATCGCCACCCCCAAGGCTCTCCTCGGTCCATCCTGAGATTGACGGCGGGGTGGACGGTGAGCCGACCGCGTCGGACACGTGGAAGCCGACGAGGCAGAGTGTGTCAGCTACGGCGACCGTGACACCGCCGACCGCCAGCGAGGTCGGCTCGGCGGTGTCGACGGCGGGGGTGCCTTCGAGCGGGGTCTGACCGACGTTAGCCCCACGGACGATGAACGACGTCCACCGGATACCGCCGACATCACCGGTCGGCGTCCACGTAGAGGGTTCCGTGCCGTCGCGGACCTTGAAGAACCAGCCGAACCAGCTGAGCGTGAAGCCGCCCTGCATGATCGTGGTGAAGCCGTCGTCCTCGAAGTCCCACGTGGGGGCACCGGAACCGGACAGGTTCACACAGTGGATGACGTAGATGTCGCCGGCCACGCCGCCGGTCGGCCGGTCGACGGCGCCGGCTTCGCCGTAGGTGAGACTTTCGACGACGGCCGGCATAAGCCTAGTCCAGGAGGGAGGTGAGTCCCACCGTGAGATCACCGTTGGTGTAGGTTACGGATGAACGTGCGACGAGGAGCCCGAAGATCGACGTCGAGGACGTTCCACACACGTAGTCGGCGCTCTGAAACACAACGGATGCAACGGAGTTCGCCGAACCCGGGAAGGCCGCCCAGTCGGTGGTGAGGATCGGCACCCATCCCACATATGAGTCCATGTCGAAGTTCGCGTCGGCGACGTTAACCTGCTGCGAGTCGGTGCTCGTAACCGTAGGTGACGTCACACTCCACACGTGCAGCTCGAGCGCGGCCGTCTGCGCACTGCGGTCGAGGATGCGAAGCAGCGAGAGACGCCCACCCGCGCCGGCGAGTCGCGCGGCTCCCGTGAACGTCATGAGCCCACCGACCTGGTCGCCGGTGACGTACGCGGCTGCGCCGATCGTGGGCGTGACGTCCGGAAGCACCGCCGAACGAATGCCCCGTACGAACCCTCCGATGCCCTCTCCCACTTCTTACTCACCTCCCAAGCGGTACCTGTTGAAACGCCAACCGTCGGTTACGATAATGCAACCCGCGTTGGCCGTGCCCATCGTGACGGTCGCTCGGAACGTGACCGCACTGGCGAATGAGGTCGTAAACGGAGTGCTGTTGCCGCCTACACGTATCTCTCCAGCGGTTGAGAGCGCTTGCCACTCTGTCTCCGCGGCCTGAGCCTCGAGTGTTTGGTACAGTTCCCACCGAGACTGGGTTTCGGCGATGGTCTTGAGAAAGCCCGACCACCGCAAGACGTAGGGTCGGTTCGCCGATGACGGAAGAGTGTCGGACGCCCCGCTGTCGGCGATCAGCGATCCACCGATGTAGAGGCGATAGCGAAGAGTGACTCCCGCTCCGCTGTTGTTCCAGTTTCGTCCGGGGATAAGGATCTCCCAGAAGTCACCGACTCGAATCACACCCGCCGGGAGAGTGTAGTTCATAATGTCGAACTCTGCCGTGCTGTTGCCTTGTTGGGCGTTGTCCGTGCTATAAGCGACGATGGTTCCCACGTTGATGGTACGCATCGGCATTAGCGCTCATCTCCGAACGCGTTAAAGCTGACCGTGCTCGAGTTCGCGCGCACCGTGATGACGTCGGACGCGTCACCCGTGATGCCGGCGATGAGGACACCCGCCCACAGGCCGTCGAGCGGAACGTCGAAGAGGACGTAGTGCTGCGCGGCGATGCCGGCGCCGTTCGGCCTGATCGCAACCCGCACGAGGGCCGAGGTGGATACCTGATTGCACACCCACAGCGATGAACACACGAAGCTCATGTTCGCCGGGCACGTGTAGAGGTCGGTGTCGGTGTTGAGCGTCGGGTTTGCCTGCCCCAGGACCTTGTACGCCATCAGCTCGCCGCCGGGAGTTCGACGCCGAACACCGAGAACGAGCAGTGACCCTTGATGCGAATCGTCGCGCCCGCGTCGAGCGGAAGGGTGACGGTGCGAACCTCCTCGCTGTCGAAGGGAATGTCGTACCAGATGTAGTGGCGAGGCTGGGTGAGGTTGTTCGAGTCGGGGTTGACGACCGACATGCGAAGGGAAAGCTCGGCGGTCGGGAAGAACCCAAGCACGGCCGTCGTGATGACGACGGTCACGTACGCGCTGTAGCCGTCGGGCACGGTGTACGCGACGACCTCCGTCTGGGATCGTCCCTGATTCTGCCCGAGAAGGCGCGTGGCGACCGGCGCCGCCTGCTGGTTCGACCGCACGGTGCCGTACGCGAAGAGTTCCCAGTTCTCTCGGTTCCAGAACGGGTACATGTAGCGCGTGGACTGGGGTGGACGAAAGCGTCGCAGCCCGTGACGGCGCGCCGCCTGCACACTTCCGGTTCCCGCTCCGCTCTGCGCCATCAGCCGTACACCACCGTGATGCGGCCCCACACCGTGACGGCGGTCGTGACCGAGGCGAGGATCATGAGCCCAAGTGACGCACCGTCGAACACGCGCTGCATGGGCGGGAAGTCATACATCAGGGAGACCTTGTTCTCGATGTTCGCGATCAGGCCCAGTGAGCAGAGCTTCTTCTGCAGCACAACGGTCGCGACACCCGCCGACGCGGCCGTTGCCACGTTGATGGTGGAGATGGCCTGCACACCCTTCTCGCCCGCGACCTCGGGGAGCTGAAGTGCGGTGTGCGCGTCCGTCGCCGCTGCCGGAAACGTCAGTGAACCACCGGCGAGGCCCGATGAACCGTCACCCGAGGTGTACGAGTTCATCGAGAGGATCGGTGCGGTCGTCGTCGTGGCCGTGGTGACCTCGAGCCAAGCCTCCACATCGGCGGAGGGACCGTTGCCCGCGTAGCGCGGAAGAGCCACGGAGGACACGGTCTTGTTGCCCGTGCTGCTGAGGGCGATACCCGACACACCGACGAGGCGGTCGTACAGCAGCAGCGTGCAGTTCTGGGTTGCACGTGCCTCGAAGAGGATCGCGAACTTGAAGTCAGATGACTGGTCGGTGAAGAACATCGACCCGACGGCGTCGTCGTACGCGGTGCCCGGTGTAGTGGCTGGGTCCGCGCCCGCACCGGGGCGACCCGTCGCCTTCCACAGCGTCTGATGCTGACCCGCGGCCTCGGCGGCCGCGGGCGCGATCTTCATGAACTGGTACTCGTAGACCTTGCCGAACTGGGTCGTTTCGGCGATGACGTCGTCGTACCCGGTGAAGCCTGGCATCACCCCTCCTTAGGAGCGTAGGGGGTGAGGCTTACTCCTCCCACTCGAACGACAGCACGTACAGGTGCGAGGCGGGAAGAGCGTTGCCGACGTTCTGCACCGCGATGCCGTTCGCCGTGCCCTGGTCACAGATGAGCTCTTCCTGGAACTCCCACGGAACGTCCATCGCCGACTGCGTGTTGATGGTGGGCTTCGCGAGGAAGTTCGCCGACACCGTCGGGTTGCCCGACCACGTGAAGTCGAGGCCCGTGATGACGGATGCACCGGAGCGCGGATCCATCGGGATACCGGCGGAGTTGCCGGTCTGGGTGCCACGCGCCGTGGCGCGGGCGATGCCCACCGTCACCTGCTGTGACGTTGGGACGGATGCACCGGCGCGAACGCCGATGATGATGCGACGCAGCTTGTAGTTGGCCGACGCGCCCGCGACGAGGTTGCCGAACGTCGTGGGCGCAGCGGCGAGGGCGGCCGCAGATTCGGTCGTCACCTTGAAGCGGGCCATTGCTTACTCCTTCTCGCTTGGGTTGGGCCAGACCTGCGCCCGGATGGTTACCTCGAGGACCTGCTCGTCCGCGTAGACGAAGATGCTTGCCCGTCCTCGATCCATACCCGCGGCCCCGTTCACGTAGCCTTCGAGGATCGCGAGCACATTCTCATCGGCGACTCCCGCTCCGGTCGCGGCGGACCGCGCATCCTCGAGGGTCGCGAACTCGAACTCCTTGATGTCTGCCACAGGTCGTTCTCCTACGTGGCTCGAATGACGTCGTTGGGTGTGTTCACCGTGAAGTCACCACCGTTGGTGACCTGCGGGAAGTTGCTGTCGTGGAAGCTGATCAGGTTGCGGGTCGCATCCGTACCGCCACCCTCCTCGTAGAACACGACGGCCCGCGCGGTCCAGCCGCTGGCGCCGTTCCACGTGATGGAGTCGCTGTCGAGGTTGGCGCGGTTGTTCACATCATCCTGCGTGACGGTTCGTGATGTGACGAGCTTGCGGGCGTAGCCCGTGCCGCTGGCCTCGAGGATACCGGTCAGCGCTAGCAGTGCGGCGACCGTGAGAAGGTCGGGATCGAACATCTGCGACGGGGTGGTCGCGTTCGTACCGATCACCAGTGCACGGATGTCGGTGGTATCCCAGTCGAGAAGACCCGACGTGAAGCGCACCTTCGCGACGTTGTAGACCGTCTCACTCATCGGTGATCACGTCCCCTCGACTTGGGACAACATCGGTGAGTGCACCCGTCTCGACGTCGAGGACCGTGAACACGATGTCCGTCTCGTCGGCACGAAAGCTGATCGCATCCACGACGCCTTGCCCTTCGATGGGTTCATCTCCATCGACCAGGACAAGCTTGTAGGTGACGTTGCCTCCGAGGTCGGGCACGGGCTAACTGTACCTTCACTTGGTGTCGAGGGGCGAGTCGCTTCCACCTACACCTGCGGCTTGGGAATGCCGAGGTGGGCGAGGACGGCGTCCATGCTTGCCTCGAGTTGAAGAACGCGACCGGCGACGAGGTCGTCGTGATCGTCACCGTAGAGCCCGATGTAGTTCGCGTCGATCTTGGCGCGAATGTCCTTTGCACCCTGCGGTCCGATGCCGAAGTAGTCGTCGAGCGTCTTCAGCACCTTGTCCAGCTTCGCTTCCTGTGTAGGGGTCATGTCCTGGGCTCCTGGTCTGAAGGCGGCCTCGATCTGCGCCGAGGTGAGCGTACGTGATGACGAACGGTTGAGCTCGATGTGAATGTGATTCTGATGCAGCTTTCCCAGCGAGACGGACACACCGCGCCAGCCGGTGTCGCATCGCCACTCATCACTCTTGTAGAGAACGCGTTGCACACCGAGTGCCACGTGATTCTGCACGATGAGTTGACGCCACATACGAATGATGGTGTCCGCCGGTGAGCCGGGTGGAATAGGCGCCGGGTTCGGTGCACCCGATGGGAGCGCGGCATTGATGTCCATCGCGCGTCCCTCCGCGTGCACCGACCAACCCATCACCTGCAGGCGGGGCGGTCGGCAGGCGTAGATGCCGTTACCCGCGAGGTTGGGTGATCGCTTGAGGATGTAGTCGTACAACGCTCTTGCACCCCGCATCTCACGGGTGCAGGAGGTTGCCTTCTCGTAGCAACTCACTTGATGAGCGGCGGCTTGCTGGCGTCGTCGTTGTTATCGCGGGCCTGCTTGAAGTCCACGATGACGGATGCAACCGAACCGAGCACGAGGCCGAGCAGCAGCTTGGTGGGCGCGTCCATGTTCTCCAGATTGATCTCAGCGACGGTGACCGTGTCACCGAACTGAGACTCTCCGTAGAGGAACACGGCGGCGATCATCCCAACCCACGACACCAGCTGCGTGACGATGGCCGACTTCTGCGTGCTGAAGTTCGACAACTGCCGTAGGAAGTCGACGAACTTGATGCCAAGGGTGGATAGACCCACCAGTCCTGCGATGAGGACGAGGGGTTCTGTCATGTAAGGCTCCTATGCTGTAATCGGACCAAGATTGGTCGCTTGGATGAGACTGCGAATCGTGTTGGCAGCAGCGGATAATGTGCACGACGCAACCGGGTTGCGGTAGAGACCGCGGAACGTCACCTGATCCGCCGCAACGTCGGCGGGTTGCACAAGGTAACGACGCCCGATGTGAGCGCCGTACAACGCTTGACCCGAACCCTGCACCTGGAACGACTCGACGCAGCCCAAGTCTGCGTCACCCGTGCTACCGCTGATACGGTTCACGACCGTAGCACTCACCACGGTGCCGATGTCGAGACACACCTGCGCGTTTGCGGCGAACGCGTTCGGGTAGGTGGCAAGCATCAGGTCAACGACGTCACCGGCCTCGGCGTCGACCGCAACCTCATAGCCGGTCATCGTCGCCCAGGTTGCACTGTTCGCGGCAACGTCGGCAGTGACGACGGTCTGCGCGTGGTCCTTGACGCCGACACCACCCGATGGGGTGACGCCTCCACACCCAGTGTCACACGAACTTGTCGGCGCCCCGGGCGAGTAGTTGGTTCGGCTCATAAGAGTCCTTAGTAGAGCGACCGGTCGATCTGGATGCCGACGTGCATGTACTGCTCCCAGGCGACGACGACCTCACGCTCGGCGTACACCACTGTGTGGTTGCGCAGTGCGTCCGTGACGGCCGACCACGCACCTTCATCCTCGGGATCATCGGGAATGTTCGGGATGGTCAACACCGGACCCAACCGGATCTGCGGCACGGGGGTCGCATACGCCCACACGACGTCGGGTGTAGCGGGTTGCCCACCCGGACCTTGACCCGTGTAGCCGCGCCCGGGCACGATGAGGTTGCCCATGGGGCTGACGAATCGTTGTCCGCCGCGTAGGCCCGGTTCCTTCGTGACGGAGCAGGTCTCCATCCACGGGACGATCTCGAACGGGCGAACGTGGAAGACGGCCTGCTGCCCGACGGAGACGTCGGCGACGATGTCCTCGAGCGCGGCGAGTGCGCTGCGCGGTGAGAGTGGACCGCCCGCCGGGGTCGCGTCCACGAAGTTCGGGTTGCCGCCCGAGAGGGCGATAGCCTGCGTGCAGATGCCGAGGCTGTTTGTGTAGATCTCGTGCTCGATCAGCTTCGCCTGCGCGGCCTCGAGCTTGCGGGTCACGCGACCCATCCAGTCGCGGGCCTCGAAGGCGAAGGTGCTGCTGCGATCCGCGGCCCAGACGATGAACGAGCAGAAGCACTCGGTGCCGCACTCGTAGGAGGTGTCCTTCGTTACCTCACCGTCGGTGCAGACGCCCTCCATGACGCCCGTGTTCTCGTTGCCCGAACCCTCGGGCAGCCAGCAGAAGCCGTTGGCCCAGTGAAGGTCGGGATCGAAGGTCTCGGGAACCGTGGTGAGCAGGCTGACGCTGGGCGGCAGCATGGGAGGTGCGTTGCGGGCCTCCACAGGGTTGGGCATGACACCATCCTCGCTCGTGGGTGGGAGGGAGGGGCCGTAGCCCCTCCCCTAGGACCACCTTGAACTAGCAGGTGATGACCGTCGCGCCGGTCGGGCCCGCACCGGACGGGCAGACCGTGGAGGTCACCTGGTAGGACTCGATCCCGACGAACGCCAGGTTCTCGAACGTCTCGGCGAAGACCGAGTAGTCGTTCGTCTGGTTGAGCGTCGAGTCCCGCACGAGGCCGAGGTCCAGCGTTCCACCGTCGAGGAAGAGGAACGAACCCTCCGGGTAGAGGTACCAGACCACCGTGGTTGGGAAGCCGAGCATCGCGCCCGCGCTCTGCGCACCGAACTGCATACCCGCACCCGTCGGGGTGTCGAGGTAGAAGGTCGGCGTCACACCGCGTGAACGGAACCAGCTCGTGATCATCTCATCGGTGATATAGCCCGCCTCGGGGAAGCCCGGGAACTGCTGACGAGCGATGTCCGCCCGCATCAGTTCCTTCGTCCACGACGGACCCGCCCACCGGAACTGGCGGCTCTCGGTGATGCGGTGCCGGCTCTTGAAGCTGGCGAGCGCCTGGTCGATCTGCGGCAGCAGGGTGCGGGACGCACCGTACGTCGCCGCCGCCGTGATGGCCGTGGACGACGCGGCCAGCCGGTCCAGGAGCGCGGTCTCCGCGACCCGGGCGTGCTGCGCAAGCGACAGGGCCAGCCAGGTCTCGACCTGCTCGGGGAACGTACGCGCCCCGAAGTTGCCGAAGATCAGATGGCGGTAGATCGCCTGGATGGTGACGGTCTGCTGCACGCCACACGTGACGCGGAGCGGAGCCTTCAGCGCCGTTGGCGGGTAGCCCGACGCATCCTGGGCGGCGGTGCGAATGCCGATGGCGTTCGCCAGGTCCGTGAGCCGCGGAGGTGTGATGAACGTGATCGCACCGCGATCCGCACCGAACACTGGGAACATGTCCCGCACGGGACGATCAGCCCCGGACAGGTTCTGCAGCCCGTAGTACGGCTCGGCCGGGGCGCAGATGCCACCGGACGCGACCAGCGCCTGGGGATCCGCACCCTGCTCGAGTGCGGCGACCAGTGCGTCGACCTTCTCCTGGTTACCGGACGCCTCACCCTTCTTGAGCCAGCGCTCCTCGGGGAAGTCGGCCTTCACGGAGGCAACGATGACGCGGTCACCGTCGCCGGCCCGATCCACGCCACGGAAGTTGCCGCGCCGTGCGATGAACGCCTCGGCGACCGCGGTCATGTTCGGAAGCTCGGCGCCCGCCGGCGTGGCCGGGATGTCCGCGCCCGCCGTGATGACGTAGGGCTGGGCCGTCTTGGGAGTGGGCTCGGAACCCTCGGGAGCGTCGAGTCCGTTCGGACTCAGGCTCGCCGTGACCTCCTCGGGTGCGGGTTCCTCGGCCTCAGCCTCAGTGGCCTCAGCCTCGGGGGTCTCCTCGGCCGCGAGGGTCGTGCCCTTGACCTTGTCCTCGCTGGCGGCGACCTCGGAGTCGATCTCCTCGATCTGGGCCTTCAGCTCGGCACGGCGGGCGATCTCGTCGCGGACCTCGGTGAGCTCGGTGCGGAGTGCACCCAGCTCTTGGACGGACTCACTGGTGAGTTCGAGTTGGCGCTTCTCGTTGTAGCGAGTGGCCAGGTCGACCTCGAGGGTCGAGAGCTCTTCATCTGAGAACTCTGTGATGGGCTTGGGCACGGGCGTAGGCATGGTGCTCCTTTGGCACACGTTGACGCAGCGGATTCTTGAGTGGGTTACTCACCGCCGGCGGCTATGCCTCCCGTTGGTTCCTTACCCAGTGATCACCGTATCACCCGTCGCTACCCGGTGAGGTGAAAGAACGGTTCCTGCTGGAACTGGGTACGCAACTCTTCAGTGTACTGATCGGGTGTCGGGATGAGAAAGGGTTGCCCGGGTGTGCCCGGGTGGTTTACCTCGTGGAACCGGTAGATGCCCGGACCGTACGGGCCGTCCGCCCAGTAGAAGACGAGGAGCGGCGCGTTGGACGCGGCGATGGTGTGTGGCTGAGTCGGGTACTCCACGTGTTCGGCGTAGTCAGCCTCGGCCGCGATGCGTACGACGACGCGGGTCTCCGACTCATCGACGACGGTCGGGTCCACGATGGAGTCACGCAGGAAGCCCGTTCGCACGGGTGCGTTCAGGCGTGCCTCATCCGTGAAGTACTGCGCGGTTCGAATCAATGTCTCCCGACACCCGAAGCGAAGCCGTTCACGAAGTGCGTCTGCGTTAGCCACCGCTGTCGTACTTGTCCATCATCTTGAAGATCTTGTCGGGATCGCCCGTGAAGGTAGCGGTGGAATGTCCCGACGGGCCGGCCTCACTGGTCATCCGCCCACCCACTCCGGCCTCCTTCGCCATCGCGGCGGCGCCCTGCTTTCCACCTACGACGTCGACATCATTCACCGTGGCACGACCGCCGTCCACCTGGATGCCGTACGTTTCCTTCAGCTCATCGGCACGGTCTGCACCCAGGCCGAACCCGGTCTTCGCGTCGACCTCAGCCTTGAGGGCGTCCATGCGGTCGCCCTGCATCGACCCACGTTCACCCGAGAACTTCTGTGACGTGCCGTCCGTCATCTTCACGGTGTAGGTACGCACCGATGGGTTGTCCGCCGTCGCCTTCGTCGCGGTGAACTTGACGGACTTCACGTCATCGAGTGACTTACCCTCACCGAGTTGCTTGAGTGCGGCGGCCGTGTCGGGGTGGGAACCGCTAGATTCTTTTCTCCCGTCAGACGACCCACCACCTCCCTCCGACGCGAAGCGGCCGTCGTCGTCACGGGCCTGCTCGAACTCCTCCACATCCTCGTCCTCGAAGACACCGATCGTCGAGCCGACGCGCCCGATCCGTGCAACGCGACGGGCACGTTGGGTTCGCATCACCTGCCCTACCTTCGCCGGATCCTTCTCACGGGCAAACTCGACGGTCGGAAACACCTCGGCGGCGAGGGTCAACATCGTCGCCTCCATCGCCTCGAAGCGTGCGATGAACTCGTCGTCGGTGCCGGGCACGTCATCCTCTGTGAACTCGAGGGTGGCAACGGGTGGGTTCAGCAACGCATCCTCGAGGCGGGCAAGCCGCTCGGCCAGGTTCTCCTCGGGTACGAGGACACCCGCCGCCACCAGGGCGACCGGAACGTCGGCCACGAGTTCGGCGCGGGCGCGCGGGACCGGGAAGCCCGGGGCGTTGACGGCCAACGCCGCCAGCAGCTCGAGACTTCCGCCGATCTTGCGCCAGTCACCCGAGGGTGCGGACGCTCGAAGTGTGCGAAGCGTCGCCTCACTCACGTCGGGTCGAACGGCACCCGCGACCCAGATACCGATCGCGTCCTCACCGCAGGCGAGGTCGGCGACGGCGGTACCGGTGTTGTCGTAGTGTCGCGTCACGTCGTGTGGACTGAGGCGGGTCGATGTGGACGCGTGACCCGTGCCCAGGGTTAGCGGACCGGTCGCGACCTGCTTGCCCTCGCGGGTCAGCACCGCACCGGTGCGGAAGTACGCGTAGTCACTCTTGCTTGGCGGCGGGGTGAGGCACTGGCCCAGGTGGCCGGTGTGGCACGTTCCCCAGGTTGCCAGGTGCCCGTACACCCGACCCTCATCCGTGATCGTCAGCGCGGTCGGGGCGGTCAGGTTCGGGTTCTCGAACCACGTCTCGGGTGGGCGACACGGAATGCAGTCGCCGTCGGCGGACGCAACCAGGTTGACCATGAACTCGGCGGATGCGGCGACCGCCTCCTCGTTCGCGATGCGGGTGTTTCCGAACGCGGGAAAGGGAAGCACGGTGGTGCCGATGATGACGCCCGACTTGATCAGCTGACTCATGCGGTCGCTGCCGTCCTCGGCGAGGGTGACCTCCGTGTCCGCATCGGCGATGTCCGCCGAGTTGCCCGTGAGGTACCCGCCGTCCACGAGAAGGTCGAGCTTCTCTCCCTCCGCGAGGGGGACGTAGTCACCGCGACCCCAGATCTGCGACGACTTGGGATCCTCGGTGCCGTCCTCGTTGCCGCGCCATGCCTCACGGATCGTTCCACCCAACTCCGAACCCTCGTGACCGGGCGTGTTCACGGTCTTGAACATGACCGGGAAGGGCGGGTCGCGCCACGTCAGCCCACCCTGGGCGAACGAACGCCCGTCGTTGGTGACCTTCGACTCATCGACGATGAGGATCTTGAACGTCTGCTTGCCCTCCTCGGGTGCGCGCTCATCCTCATCCTCGTCATCCTCAGTGTCGTCGGACGCCGCCTCCTCCTCCTCCTCCTCCTCGCCCTCTTCCTCGTCCTCGTCACTCGAGGCAACGAGTGCGGCGAGCTCGGCGGGTCCCTCGAACGCGGGCTCCCACGACGCGATGTCGAGGATCAGCTCGTCGGTGATGGGGGTGGAGAGTTCGGAACGTGACAGGGTAGCGACCCGCGCGTTCGTCTCATCGTCGCGCAGGACGAGCCACCGGTCACCGTCCTCAGCTCGACCAATGACCTGGAACGTGTGCATGATGGTCATCTTACTCCTCCTCACCTGAAGTGAGCGTGAAGGACTGCACAACGGCGCACAGGCAGCCGTTGTGATCACCCGGGTGGTAGTACTCGGTACCGAGCCAGGCGTCGTCGGGGTTCACCTCGAGTGCCGGGTCACTCCACGATGTGAACGAGAGCCCGTCGAGGTCGAGGTGCGGGTCGAAGCTGTTGCGCACGGCGGGTCCGTAGTCCCACTGCATACCCATCGTCTGCACACCCTGGTCCTCGAGGATGGTCTCGGTGAGGGTGCCGGTGCCGACGCCACCCGTCGGCACCGACGGGTCCTCGCCACCACCTCCACCCGCGATGCGAAGCACGTCCCGCACCAAACCCGCGGGCACACGCACGTCATCGAACTCACCGACGGTCGCCGCGCCCGCACCCGAGTCGAACAGACGACGACGGGAGAAGGCTAGCAGCCCAGCCATGAGTGCACCGGTGGCGACGACACCCGCCTCATCGAAGTGATCGGCGTAGCGGTTCTCGATGTCGTCGTACAGGTCGGCGAACTCGATGCCGCGTTCCTCCGCGACGGATTGGGCGATGTCCCGCATGGCCGCGACCTGCGCGTCGGCGATCCATCTCTGGGCCTTGGACCGGAAGGGAATCAGCGCGGGGGCGAGCAGGTCGTTGTCGCCCAGATCCTCGAGCCCGTCCTCGGGTAGGTCAAGCTCATCGTCTACGGCGAAGCCGAGTGCACGCACCTTCTCCCGGCCCATGTGACACGCTAGATCCTCGTTGGCTATCCCGTCACTCAGGTGCATGCCGAACTGATCGTGTCGTGCCTTGGTGCGGATCTTCGCGCCGGCACGCTCGAGTGCACGCTGCACGGCGGCGTCGCCCGCGATCCGCAACCGCTGCATGAGGTCTTGGTCGAGGCGGGCGAGGCGCGTGCCCAATCGTGCAAGGCGACGACCCGGTGCGGCGGAGGCCAGCATCGTCGGAGGTCCGGGGGTCGTCGTCGTCGCGGCCGGGTTGGGACGATCGGCCGTGGCGGGAATCGCCTTGGCCGCATCGGACGGCTTGTCGGGATCCTCCATACCGCGCTCCTCAGCGGTCTTATCCTCGAACGGTAGTGCCGGTGGCCCACCCTCGGCCTCAGGCGCGGCAGGCTCGGGCACCTCGCCCGTGACGGCCATCTTGGCGTCCGCGAGCTTGAGCCCGACCCGCATCGCGTACTCCTTGCCGTCCGGCTTGTCCGTCTCGGGAAAGTCGGACTCCCTGCGGAGTGCCGCGTCGCTGATAACGATGCGGTCGTGCAGGTCCTTGGCGTCACCCGAGCGATCGGGCTTCACCACCAAACCGGCCGGGTCGTACCAGATGATGTACTTCTCGGGGTCCTTGACACCCGCGCGCTTAGCCGCCGGCTGCAGGTAGCCGATCGTCAGCGCGTCACACACCAGCTCAATGAAGGGCTGCAGGTGTGCCTTGAACGTCTGCTCCTCGATCTGCCACGCACCCCAGTGACTGACCTGGCTGGTGCCCAGGAGAACCTCAGGTGGGAGGTCGATGCCGACGGCCATGTTCTGCAGCGCCGTCTCACGCTTCTCCTTGAAGCGGGCGTCCTGCTTGCGGTCGAGCGTCATGTGCTGAAGCTGATCGAGGGCGTCGCCCTCGCCGGTCACGATGATCGGCACGACCTCCGAGGCGTGGCCAAACTGCTCGAGCGGTGTGGTGAGTGCACCCTGGAAGGCCTCCATCGTTGGGGTTGCATCCACACCGTGCACGAGTTGTCCCTGTCCACGCCGCACGTCGTCCGCACCTCGGGCGGGGAGTAGCAGGGAGTTCGGGAACTTGAGGATGCCGGCGCCGGCGATGCGGCTTCGGGAGAGCGCCTTCTCAGCCTGGGTCATCAGGATCAGAAGTTCGGCGTCATCGAGCACGGTCATCACCGACGAGTCAGCGAGACCCGAGTACTGCGGGCTCTCGTTCCAGATGCGGGTGACGTACGCGGCCTCGGGAAGCGGCACCTCCACCAGACCCGGGCCTACCCGACGGCCGAAGGAGCGGTCACCGATGCGGGCGACGAGCTCGTCGATGGAAAGGACGATCCAGTTCTGGGTCTTGTCCGGTTCCTCCCACCCGACGAGGTTCGCCTCGCCGCAGATGAAGAGGTTCGCACCGAAGTTGCGCAGCAGGGACGCCTGCCCGCCGCGCTTCGACTTCAGGTTCTTCACCGCCTGCTTGATGGCCTCGTTCGACGTGGGCTGCGGCTCGGTGCCCGGGTCGTCGTCATCCTCCTCGGCCGCGATGAGCTTGATCTTGGAGAGGGCGTTCCCGACGAACCGACCCGCGAAGTGAAGTGGACCCGAGACGCGGTAGTACGCCCACGCACGCTGCTGCCACGGCTGACGCAGAAGCTGACGCTCGATGAGCTGAGTCGTCGACTTGATGTTCAGCTCGGCGGCTGATGCAACCAGGGAACTGGGAAGCCGCGGACGAAGTGCCACGGGCGTATCCTACACTGAGGTCCTAGCGATCGAGGCGATCGAGCAACCCGATCACGGCCGAGAAGGCGAAGGGACTGGCGATGATGGCGACACCTACGGGCCAGTGACGTACGAGAATGACTGCAACGAGTGACACCCAAAAGCCAATGCACCAGGAACAGTGAAGGAGCTCGTCAAGGTAACCGCCAGGCTTGAGACGCTCGGTGACCCACATGCGAGGTTTGTCCAGGATCGAGTCCCGGGTGACCAGTCGGGTAACCCGGTACGAGGCGAGAGCGACCGCGAGGTAGATGTACCAGAAGGGCAAAGTAAGAACACCTTTCGTTGGCGCTGCACCGCACGTCGTTCGGTGAGGTTGAGCCCACCCCACAGGCCGTGCTGCTCGTGGTTCTCCAGGGCGTACTCTAGACACTCCTCACGTACCGGACATCGGTTGCACACCGCACGCCCGTTCGCGAATGGGTCCTTGAGGCGACGATCCGGCTTGAAGAACAGGTCGGGATGCATCCCGACGCACGCA